CTTTGAAAAAAGAATTTCCAAGAATAGAATCAAAATTATTAAACGAATAATCATTGACATTTAACTCAAATCGTGGTACATTTATATTATGAACTTTTATACAAACATATCCCAATGGGGAAATACTCTATTACTGCGAGAAGTAGTAAATGGAGAACGACAAACTCGTAGAGTTAAATACAAACCAACTCTTTATGCTCCTGTTGCAGAGCCTACAGAGTGGAAAACTCTTGATGGTAAATTTGTAACTCCAGTAAAATTTGACAATATGAAAGAGTCCAAAGAATGGATGGAGAACTATAAGAATCAACCAGAAATGGCATTCGGTAGTACCATGTATCCTTATAACTTTATTGCAGAATCTTATCCTAATACAGTAGAGTATGATGTAGATAAAATATTGATTGTAACGATTGATATTGAAGTACAATGTGAGAATGGATTTCCAAGTCCAGAGGAAGCTGCAGAACCTTTTTTATCTATTACAGTAAAGAATCACCAGAGTAAAAAGTTTGTTGTTTGGGGTATTGGTGACTTTGTAAATAATCGTGATGATGTTACTTATGTAAAGTGTGATGATGAAGTTCATCTACTTAAAGAGTTTCTTATGTTTTGGGAAAGACATTTACCAGATGTAATCACAGGATGGAATACAGAGTTCTTTGATATTCCTTATCTATGCAATCGTATCAAACAATTGTTTGGTGAAGATGAACTTAAAAGACTATCGCCTTGGCGAAGTGTACATTCTAGAGATGTATTTAAGATGGGTAGAAAACATCAAATGTATGAGATACAAGGTGTAGCTCATCTAGATTATTTTGACTTGTATCGTAAGTTTACTTATTCTGCACAAGAATCATACAAACTAGATCATATCGCCTTTGTTGAACTCGGTGAAAAGAAAGATGGTAATCCATATGAAACCTTTCGTGATTGGTATACAAAAGACTATCAATCGTTTCTAGAATATAATATCATGGATGTGGAACTTGTTGATAAGTTAGAAGATAAGATGAAACTGATTGAACTTGTGTTGACAATGGCTTATGAAGCAAAGGTCAACTATATGGATGTTTTGGGTTCTACTAAGTACTGGGATATATTAATTTATAATTTTCTTAATAAGAAGAAGATTGTGATTCCACAAAAAATTCCTAAAAGTAAACCTGATAAATTTGAGGGTGCATATGTAAAAGACCCTCAAGTGGGTATGCATAAATGGGTTATGAGCTTTGACTTGAACTCATTGTATCCACATTTGATTATGCAATATAATATATCACCAGAAACGCTTGTTACACAGAATAAAGTTCCAGGCATGAATGTTGATAGATTATTAGATAGGAAGTTTGATACAACTAAATTAAATAAAAATCATACTATAACACCTAATGGTGCATTATTTAAAACAGATAAACAAGGATTTTTGCCTGAAATAATGCAATCCATGTATGATGATAGGGTTAAATATAAGAAACTTCTATTGCAGGCAAAACAAGAATATGAAAACACTAAAGATAAAAAATTACTTAAAGATATTTCAAAATACAATAATATCCAGATGGCTAAGAAGATTTCTCTCAATAGTGCATATGGGGCTCTTGGGAATGTTTGGTTTCGTTATTACGATCTTTTGGTCGCTGAAGCAATTACTACTTCTGGTCAGTTATCTATTCGTTGGATTGAGCGTGATGTTAATCAGTATCTTAATGATATTCTCAAAACCTCTGGACATGATTATGTTATTGCGAGTGATACAGATTCGATATATGTTTGTTTTGACTTACTTGTCAGTAAAGTGCTTACTAAGGGAGAAAAAACTGAAAAGATTATCAAATTCTTGGCCAACGTGGCTAGAACGAAGATTGAGCCTTTCATTGAGAAAAGTTATCAATCTCTGCATGAATATGTAAACTCTTATGAACAGAAGATGGAGATGTCTAGAGAAGTGATTGCAGACAAAGGTATATGGACTGCAAAGAAACGATACATTCTTAATGTGTGGGATAATGAGGGTGTGCAATATAAAGAAGCACAACTCAAGATTATGGGCATTGAAGCAGTAAAGTCAAGTACGCCTGCACCTTGTAGAGAGAAGATTAAACAAGGCCTAAATATAATTATGAATGGTACTGAAAAAGAATTGAATACTTTTATACAAAACTTTCGTGAGGAATTTATGAGTTTACCACCAGAGGAGATTGCATATCCTCGAAGTGTAAATGGGTTATCAAAGTTTAGTGACCCTAATGGTATGTTTAAGAAAGGCGCTCCTATACATTGTAAAGGTGCAATCCTATATAACCATCTAGTAAGAAATAATAAACTAGGTAATAAGTATCCTTACATACAAGAAGGCGACAAGATAAAATTTATTAATATGAAACAACCTAATCTATATCAATGTAGTGCAATCTCATTTATGACAAAGTTACCGAAAGAGCTTGATTTACATAAGAGTGTAGATTATGACATACAGTTTGAGAAGTCTTTTGTAGAACCTCTCAATTTTATTTTAACTAAAATCAATTGGTTGGTTGATAGAAGTTATGGAACACAAGGAACATTAGAGGATTTTTTTGGATGACAAGTAAATTACCAGTAAAAGATGCAAAAGAAGTTTTTCAACAGAATGACGAACTATATGAAATATTAAGAAACAGTTGTGTCAATGGACTTCCTACTATGAATAGTACTATGTTTGTTCAGACAACAGCAAAGTATGGAAAAGAAGTTTTTCGTAGAACTCTTGCAAATTATATTACAAATGAAAAACCACCATTTCCTCAAAAACAGTTTGATGAAGCTAAAGTAATTCGTCAATTTCATAAACTTAAACAACATGATTGGACAAAGTGGATATCAAAACGAAATAAAGAAGATGTATTAGAAAAGTATGATGATTACAAATATTCGTATAGTGAATATGGACTAGGTGTTATTGACGGCCCACCAACATATAATTATGTGAGTGATTATTTTATGAATGATTTAAGACTTGCCTGTGGTTCTTATGGTTTCAAATCTCCAATAGATAGATGGAATGAGGGTGATAATATATGGGGTGTGTTCGGGCCTATATGGAGAGGTATAAACGATACTAATGATTTAAATGCAAGAACTTATATTGGTGCATTTAGACTTGGAACTTATATCGCAACACAGTTTAAACCTACAGTTGCAAAGGCAATCTATGAGATGACAGATGCAAAAACTGTACTTGATACTTCTATGGGTTGGGGTGATAGATTGACTGCCTTCTATGCATCTAATGCTACACATTATATTGGTTGCGATCCTAATCCTAATACATTTGCAAGATATAAAAAGATGATTAAGTTTTATGACAAACTTACTGGTGGTAAAAAAACTACACAAATATACAACTGTGGTGCAGAAGACTTGCCTTGGGATGAAATTAATAACGTAGATTGTGCATTTACTTCACCACCATACTTCTCTACAGAAAGATATAATGAGGGTGGCGAGAAAGAAGAGCTACAATCTTGGTTTAAGTTTAGTGAATATGAATCTTGGAGAGATAACTTCTATCTTCCAGTATCACAGAATAGTTTTAATTCGTTGAGTGATAAAGGACATCTGATGGTAAATATTCTAGACCCAAAAATTCATGGTAAAAGATATCGTTCTGGAGATGAACTTGTTGATATGTTGAAAGATAATTTTATGGGTCAAGTAGGAATGAGAATTGCACAAAGACCACAAGGTGCTGCAGTATTTAAAGATGCAGATGGTAAGTTTGACAAAGCTGCAATGGATAAGTTTATGGATAAAGTTTATATTGAGAACGTATGGTATTTCAGTAAAGATAAGAATAGTGATATATTCAAACACACTAGAAGTGCAACACTTGAAGATTTTTTCGTATGATACATCTAGAGAGTTGTATAGAGACATTAAAGAGAGATGTCAAGTATAATTATGTACTTACATCTCCACCAGACTATGCAGAGCTAGGTATACCAGCACATACAAATGAATGGGAAGACTTTTTACATAGTTGGGTTTCGTTATTAAATCCAACTAACAATCTTGTTACTATTTGTACAACAGATAGAAAAGGTGATGGCAGGATATATCCAAAACATATTAAGGTAATTGATGTATTTGAAAATAATGGTTGGTTTTTAAGAAAAACTAATATCTGGGTGAAGTCGTATAAAGTAAATATGTTTCGTATGAATTATATGCACATACTTACATTTGCAAGGAAACCATTTAAGGTTAAAAATCCACACATGGTAGATGTTATATTAGATGAAAAGTCTACTATAGTAGATGGTTTTAAGTTTGGTATGTCTATGTTAGTTGTAAAAATGATGATAGAGAATTATACAAATGAAAATGATATAGTATATGACCCATTCATGGGAAGTGGTACTACTGCAATTGCAGCCCTAGAGGTTGGAAGAAATTATCTTGGAAATGAGATAAACGAAGAATACTATAATATATGTAAAAAAAGAATCGAAAGTGACTTGACTTTGCTATAAATTTAGTGTACTATATAAGAATAGTCAGAGTGGTAAGTAACTGACTTTAATGATGAACTTACTGTTAATCCATTTATCTACAATTATGTAGAAAATGATAACTTATAAGGATATAATATGAGTCAGATTAAAAATGCTGTTTCAGTTCAAAACGGCGCAAAATTTAAAATTGAACTACTTCAACTAAAAACACTATCTATTATGGGTTCTCCAGGCGTTAATGGCATAGAACCAGCAATTGATTCAGCATCTGGATTTTTGCAAAGACTTGCTCAACAATTAATGTGGAGATATCTTGAAAATGCAAGAAGTAAATCGTATTTACGTTCTTTAGTTATGGGTAATGCTTTACTTGATTCTTTTGTTGTTGTTCCAGCAGAATTACTTAAAAAAAGTGTAACTGTTAATGCTAAACAATCAAATGAAGAACAAAAAGAAGCTTGGGATATTGTTCTTAAATACATTAATGAACGTATCGAAAATGGAGCAGAGTTCTTTATTATTGATGGTCAAAATCGTTTAAATGAAGCACTTGTTCCTTTCTTTAAGAATAAAATACCTTTCGATACAAAAGAGGGATTATTGATTACTGATACTAAAGGTGATGTGCATGATATTCGTGGTAAGTTTTACAGAGATTTACCATTAGATATTAAAAAATATATTAACAATATTGAAGTTCCTTTTGTAAAAGCCATTTCTGGTGATATTGAAAAGTTCTCTGAAACCCTTGTGTGGAAAAATGAAGGAATTGCATGGGATGATTGGCAAAAAACTTTAATGAACCAATGGTACACAAAATTTCGTAGACAAATTAGTTCTATTGCATCAAAGGATGATGAAACTGGTGATACACCATCTATTGCAATTTTGGACAAGGTTTCTGGTGCAAAATATAGTTATGACGTAAATGGTTTTGATAGACTTGTAGCTGAACTTTTAGTTTGGATGGACTGTAAAAATCAACCTACAAATCCAAAAGAGTATAATAAGTACTTTAGTGGTGGTGAAACTGTACTTGATTCATCAGTTACTTCTTTAAAAACTTATTTAAAGGAACTTTCATTAACGTACAAAGATATAAAGTCAATTACACATACTGAATTGAGAAATTATGTAATGCTTCGTTTTGTTTTAGAAAATCCTTCAAAGTTTAAAACACAAAATTTTGTTATACCAAATTGGAAAATTACGGCATCTGTGGATTTTGCTTCTTGGTATAAAGTAATTAACAAAGTTTTAATGAAAAAACCAGAATCATTATGTGAGTTACCATCAACTAAAGTGTATAAATCAGCTGATGGAACAGAAACATCATCTAAAAATCCTGGCAGTTATAATTGGTATAATTCTGAATCTGGTAAAGATTTTTTATTAAATCGTGTTGCTATTCTTTTACGAGTACTAACTGGAAAAAATATTGAGCACATGGGTGCATCAATATATTCAAAGTTAATAAATGAAGGAGTTGTTGTTGAAATGGATACCGAACCAATGCCTTCTTATGAAGAAGTTTACTTGAAGGATTCTAATGATACGGATGGTAAAAGTATTCCTATTTCGAAATTAAATAGTAAATATGTTAATTTAGGACACAATATTGCTAAGTCAAAAGGTGGAAGTAATAAAGATATAACACTACAAAGACCTAGAGGTAATAGACAATGGCAAGAGGACTTTGTTGGTAAATAAACAAAACACCTTGACAATCTCCTATCATTATAGTATAATAAATATAAATGATAGGAGATTTTTTTATGAATACACAAATAATTAAAAACTGTTGTTCCGTAAGTTATTTGGAAATGATGAGATTA